ATCAATCAGGTATTCCGAACCAAGAAAGGGTTTGGTTCCCCCGGCTCCGCCCATCAGCAAGTTAGCAATGTCTACAGGTGCACCAAGCAAATCAAAAGGGGCATACTTTGCGCCTCTAACAAACTCACCAGCCTGCTTGGGGTCAGTGCTGGTGCGAGGCATAGCATAGTCAAATGCTTCTGGGTCGTAGTCGTAACGATCAGCCATCAGTAGTATTCTCTCTTACGCGGCGGGCCCCAGTCTTCAAGCTCTTCGCCGTCCAAAGTAATAAAACCCCCTTGGCGAAAACGCATCAGGGCCATAGTCATACTATCACAAAAGTCATCGTGTTCGCCATTGGGAAATGATGCGACCTCTTCAATCACTTCATCAGCAAACTTCTTGTCCGGTGCCCAAATTTTACCAGACTCGAACAGAGGTGACACCATATGCATGCGAGTGGTCTTGTCCATCCCGCCGCCGCCTTTACGCCGACCCGGTGCAAACGTAGTAACAGGCAAGTTCTGTAGGCGCAACTCATCAGCAAGCGGGGTTCCCGAAGCCTTGGCCTCGATCAGAATCATATCCGGTTCCCAGTATTCGTTTTCTTCCAGCGCAACAGCCTTTAGCTCTGGAAAACTCCAACGGCCCTTCTTTGAGTCCATCAGTATCAGGTGCTGGTCGCCATCTTCCTTCGGCTCGAACACGCCCCACGTTGTCAAAGCAGAGTAGTCAGCCGTTTCTTTTTTGCTGTACGCCGTGTCATATGACTGAATTACATACTGCAAACGGGGTATTTCTTCTCGTTCCCACGTCTGCCACCACTCCCGCTTGATCATAGCTACGTCGTCGGATGTGGGGTCTTGTTGCCACTGAGCATTCCATTTGCCCGGTGACAGCGAGGCTTTTACCTTCAGTAGCTCATCTTTTTTCCAAAATTCAGGCCACAGTGGTTCCCCCGACGGCATAATCGCAGGAAATTCTACCACTTCCCACTGATCAGCCATCATGTCCTTGGACATCGCGTTCAGTAACCTGCCCGTGATATCCTTCTTAGACCACCGTGTCTGGACAATAATGATGGTTCCCCCCGGCTGCAAACGCTGCCGAGGTCCGGATGTGTACCACTCATACGCATTGTCATAAGCAGAAGAAGATAAAGCATCCTGTTCCGAGTGCGGGTCATCAATGATCAACAAATCCGCACCACGACCAGTCATTGCAGCGCCCACCCCAGCCGCAAAATATTCCCCGCCTGCGCTGGTCTCCCATCGACCTGCTGCTTGGCTGTCCGGTTTTAAGTCAGTATTTGGGAATATCTCTTTATATATCGGATCGGCGATTAAGTCACGAACCTTTCTGCCGAAGCGGACAGCTAGCTCCGTGTTCATCGTTGCTTGGATGATTTTAAGCTTGGGGTTCCGGCCCAAGAACCAACTGGGCATGAGATACGAAGCGAATTCAGACTTTGAGTGACGCGGGGGCATGTTCACTATCAGCCTTTTGAGTTCGCCTCTGGCTATGCGCTCCAGCTTTTCCGCTATGATTCTATGATGGGTCCCCTCTATAAACCCGTCGTACACATGCTTTGCATACGGCATGAACTTATCTTGGGCCTCGGCTCTGGTTGTCAGCTTCTTTTGCTGTTCTTCCAGTAACAGGACTTCTTTGAGGACTTCATCTGGGAGTGCGTCTAGGTTTCCTTGCATGCCCGAATGATAATATCTGCCAATGAATTTATCAACCCAGCAAAACACGGCCTGTATTGTCAACCCCTACGCCTCAAAATAGGGGGGCGGGGGTCGCCGCGCCTCGATCTTGACTGGCAATCGGTGCCAGTAACCCGGGGTCTGGAACAAATCGTGAACAAATAAAATGCATTTTTTATCATTTTATATCTAGATTTATCTGATGATAGGATGTAATGTCATAGGACATTAACAGCAACAACGAGGAAATATCATGCAAGCATTACTGGAAATAGTTAAAGGCCAACGCTCGAGCAACATCGCCGTCGTATTCAGCAAGGTTGCTGAGATTGTCGGGCAGCGCACCAATAAAGCCGCATATACTGCTCTAGGTAAAATTGAGTATGCGGCGAAGAAACATCGCACGGTTCTAGAGGAACGCGCTATTCGGCGAGGCATATTGATTAAGACAATTAAAAGCACTCAAATGGTTTCTTATGAGCGCAAAAACTGGAACAGAGAGTGGCTGGCCTAGGCCATGCGGGGCGAAAGCCCCGCCCGTCCGGCAGTGTGTGCTGCCGCTGATGAGGCTGTTAGGCCGAAACGGAAACCATAACGATAGGGGATTATCATGTCGTTAAACTATGATGCCAGTAAAGTGACGGGCTGGGATAAAATACCGTCATCATCCAGAGAGATCGTGTGCTTTGCCACCATGTCGCTAGGCATAAACGAGATCACTGCCGCGACGCTGGATGAGTGGCTCGATCGAGCGCGTGTTCGCGAAGCTTGGCATGGTGCTGCGTTGTTCAATCACGACGATCCAAAGCATAAATGCCTGCTATGTGATCGCGAGTGGATGTCCCAGTTTATAGGGCTGCGGACAAACGCATCGACTGTCAAGTCTATGTCGCGCTGGATAAAGACCCAGCATGACAACCTATGCATGACCCGCGAGTGGAATAGACGCAATGCTAGCTAGCACTAACAGAGAGAGCGCGTCGCGCTCTCTCACTCTCGAGCAAAGGAAAGAGTTATGAAAACAATTATACAAGCTTCAATATTTGTTGCGGCAGTCACCACAATCTGGTTTTCTTTAATTGTGATGACTGCGGCAGTTATATCCGGCTTTTCATATCCGTATGGATTTGTCGGTTTCATCACAGCGTTTTTGATCCTAGCCGGATCGGTAATCATTCTTAATGAGCATATGAGGAAATAACCATGTCATATGAACAGTTTGAAAAAGAATGCAATCGCCTACTAACAATCAAGGTAGGGCTGGGTATCCATGATCTGGCGGACGCATGCTGGCGCGACTATTACGAGGATGGCCTGCATCCGCTCGAGGCGCTGAATTGCGCCAACGAGGATGCGTGGGATTACGAATTGTCGGAGGTGCTGTAATGGGTCAGGTGACAATTAAAAGAACAAAAAAAGGCTGGACGGTACATGTACCGTCCGACCAGTGTGATGCTTTTCAGTGGATTTTAAGCGAGGGCGAAGCTGGTCTTTATGCCATGATAGATGACGGTCAGATCGTCGTTGAAGATCAAGAAAACTGGAACGGCATTGAATGGGAATAATCTCCCAGCCCGGACGGAACGCATGCCGTCCGGGCTACTTCGTCCCAGATCCTAGGATCTGGGGCGCTCTTTTTATATATAGAGACGCAGGCCGCAGGCCGCAGGATTTATAGAGTAAATTATTTATTTGATTATTGGATAAATCTGTTTAAAATAATCACAACGCTAACCAATGATAGGGGATTATCATGTTATCAAATGTATCTAAAATGCCGGGCAAGTCTATTAGCCTGTCCGCCTTCGATTGCCAGACTGGCGAAAAGCTTTCAAAAATACCCGGCTCAGTCTGTCATGATTGCTATGCGCGTAAGGGCATGTATCGCATGCCAAACGTGATCAACAAAATGGAAGAGCGTAAAGAATTTTTTGACTCTATCGATTTTGTCCCGCGCATGATCGGCCTGTTAAATAAAACCCGGTCTGAATATTTCCGCTGGTTTGATAGTGGCGACGTGCAATCGGTAAGAATGGCTCTGAATATTCTGGATGTTGTTGAGGCAACACCGGGCAAGCGTCACTGGATACCGACAAAAGAGCGGGCGATATGGCTCGAAACTATCAAGCAATATGGGCGCAAGCTTCCCGATAATTTGGTTATCCGGTATAGCGCAACAATGGTTGATCAAGCCCCGCCCGAAAGCTGGGCGCATTCAAGCGCGGTGGTCAAATCAATAGACGCTATCGGGCACGAATGCCCCGCGCCTACTCAGCAAGGTAAATGCGGCGAGTGTCGCGCATGTTGGGACAAGAATGTTAAGACTGTTTCCTACCACAAACACTAGGTTTCCCCTAGCCCCGGCCAGCATAGCTGGCCGGGGTAAATTTTTTGCGCCTCGATCCTACATCATAGGGCGCAGGGCGCAGGGCGCAGGGCATCGATACTAGGGCGCAGGCCGCAGGAATTATTTGTTTGATGATATCTTATATTGTGATACTATTTATCTGGGCATTGTGCCCATCCCCCGTGTTTCGCGGGGTCAACCGCGCTATTTCTAACTGTGTAAATAACGCTATTCATGCGCTGGGCTTCTGTGCTCAGCGAAAGGGGAATTATTATGTCTTATCATAAACGATTTTCAGTCAGTCCATATCATGTGTCTATGAACGCAGAATGCAAAAAGTGGATGGAAGAAAACGAGGTCACGATCCACTCAGTTCGAGACGCTGGTATGTATGGCAACCGCCATGTTTACTACTCATCACCAACTTTAACAGGTGGCGAGGTTCGCAACGGTTCAGGCTACGAAAGTTTGAGTGGGCATCACTCAACTACCTTTAACCACAATGACCCTGTGGACGCATCTTGATAAAAAGCCCGACTCAATTGAGTCGGGCTTTTTTCGTGCGCAGGTCACCATCCCCACATATCGAGAGCCGCAGGACGCAGGACGCAGGGCAAACCGTCCATCTTACCTATATACAAGGCCGCAGGACGCAGGTCATCGAGCCTCGAACCTTGGATCTCCAGCACTTTATCCCCGCCAAACAAAAATACATCGCTGGTCGAGGGGTCATATAGCAAGAAAAAACTTGCGCCTTTGCATCGAGTATGAGCCAAATGCCACGCTATCTGGGACTTTGACACCGAAACCTTGTTGCTTTTAACTATTTTTAACTCAACCCATACAGGCACACCTGACAGGCAGATATACACGTCCGGCATGCCCTCGCCAGCGCGGTTTTCAATCCTTTGATAATGGCTCTTTTTCGGTAAACTCTGCTTCAATAAGTTGGACAGGTTCTTCTCTGTGCTTGGCATCTTCAACCCTCTTCATATCATCGAATGCAGCCGGATACTGTTTGCGGATAGCGGCAAGTCTGGCGGTGATTTCATCGCGGCTCAGTTGGTCAAGCTGGTGGACGTGGTTCTGCTCTCGACGATCGATGGTCAAGCCACCCAGAGCGGAGCGTATTTTTTCAGCGTTAATTGCCGCGCTGAATTGACCAGAGTCTTCCGCGCCTTTCGATAATTCTTCCAGCCGTTTGAGTTGTCCAGTCAGTGTGACCTTATACCTACGCTCTCGAGCCTCGCGCATTTCTTTGACAAGCTCGACAACTTCAGGAAAGTCTCTGCCGTTCAGAAGCTTTGAAGCTTGGGTGTTGGCACTGTCTTCAGCATAGCCAGCCTTCCGCGCACACTCAGCGTTTGAATAGATGCCCTCGACCACATACTTTGCAAACTCTCGCTGACGGTTTGTCAGTCCGGCTGGCCTACCGCCTTTGTTCTTTGGTTTATCTTCCATAGTAGTTTCCCACCATTTTTCAGTTATCAAAAATCAAAAACAATCTCGCGTCCCACTTTATAGCCCCTGAAAGTGTAACATTTGTAACATTTGTAACAGGATTTTCTTAATAAAATCAGTGGGTGTTACGCTTGTTACGCTGTTACACCATTTTTCAAAAAAAAAAAATATTTTTCAAAAAATGGTGGGAAAACTATATAGGGCATGGTTCTTATCTTTTTTTACTTGACGGTCATATATGATTCATGAGACAACATCATATAAGATAACTGAATATAACACAGAGGAGCAGTCATGCAACAGGTAGACTACAGGTTCGAGGATCACGGTTCGATCTGGTTGTGCCAGCCATTAACTGGCGATGCCAGAGAAAATCTGGATCAGGCGTGTGAGAGTTGTGAAGACTTTCACATTCGTTGGGGTAATGCCTTGGTGGTAGAGCCAAGGTTCGTGGATCAAGTTGCGATGCAATTGGTAGAAGAAGGGTGGGCAGTAGAATGAGCGTTTTATCAATCACGGTTCGGGAGCGTGACACTGGCCTTGAGTATATATGGTCTATGGCAGAGGTTCTTGAAGAAATCAATCGTGACAGATCGGAAGACTGGACGCCATACGATGAGACAGATTGGCGTGAGGGTTTA